GTCAAACGGTGCTAGGTTAAGGGTACGGGTGGGGGTAGGGGTATGCGCCGATCCTAGTGATTACCCGTCTGGCGTACCGCTTGGTATGTTCTGCTATGGCTGTGCATACCGGTCAGCATGGACGCCGCCAGGACATACCGGTCGGTACGGGCCGAGCGTAAAAGTCCTGGTCAGGGCGTTGTCGGTTGGCGTCGAGCGGTGATATTCGGCGTGGGTTCGTGACGGCGACCATACCCCGCAGTATCTCGCCACGCTGGCAACTGCGGTAGCGTATCCCCTGGTCAGGGGATTGCCCTAACGGCTGTGCGCACATCGACCAGCGGCAGGCGTACAATGGCGCAGCATGGGACCGCTTCGTCAGGCCACCGAGGAGCGCATCGCTGACCTCGACGCGCCGGACGTCGCCCTCGTCGCGCTGGTCAAGCGGCTCGCCGACATCATCGACGGCGACTACGGCAACGCCTCCCACGTCAAGGAGTACCGGGCAGCGATGCGGGACCTGTGCCCCCCGGTGGTGCGCGGCCCCTCCCTCGACGACCTCGAGGACGACTGACGTGCAGATCGACGTCGAAGAGCTGCCCGGTGGGTGGTCCCTCCTTGAGGCTGTTGTCTGTCTGAAGGTCATGGACGCCGACGGCGATGTTCGATTCTGCAGCCGCGCCACCAGCGGCCTCAGGGTCCCTGAGGCGGTCGGAATGATGCATCTCGCGATTGCCGATCAGACGCACGAGTGGGTGCAGGCGTGATGGACTGGGACCTGCCCGGAGCGGCCCCGCAGTACGCCACCCGCCGCAACCCCAACCGCGACACCTACGGCCCCGAGGTCTGCGCCGTCATGCGCAAGCTCGGGTTCGACCCGATGCCCTGGCAGCGGCACGTCCTGGACGTCGCCTTCGAGCACGAAGACGGCAAGCTCGTGTACCGCGAGGTCACCGAGCTCGTCCCCCGTCAGGCCGGCAAGACCGCCATGGTCCTCGGCGTGCAGGTCCACCGAGCCCACCGGATGGCGAAGCGGCTCGGCCCGCAACGGTCGCTGTACACCGCCCAGAAGCACGACGACGCCCGCGAGAAGCTCCTAGACGAGCACGTGCCGATCATCGGGGCCAGCCCCTACGCGCCGTTTGTGAAGGTCAGTCGGATGAACGGCACCGAGGGCATACGCTGGTCGAACGGCTCCCGGCATCGGATCGCAGCCCCGACCCGCAAGGCGGCGCACGGCGGCAGCATCGACCTCGTGCAGGTCGACGAGGCGTTCGTCCTCGCCAACGACGACCTCGAGCAGGGCGCCAAACCAACCCAGATCACGAGACGCTCGCCGCAGTTCTACGTGATCTCCGCCGCCGGCGACGAGCGGTCGACCTACCTGCGCAACAAGCTGGAGGTCGGCCGTGAGTTCGTCCGGCGAGGTGTCGACCGCGGGGTGGCGTACTTCGAGTGGTCAGCGGACGGCCTGGACGTCGACCCTGACGACCCGAAGGTGTGGGCACGCACCCACCCCGCGGTCGGCTTCACGATCGACACCGACGCCATCGCCGCCGATCACGCCTCCATGGCCCCCCAGGAGTTCCGCCGGGCCTACCTGGCGATGTGGCCCCAGGCGGGCAAGCCGAGGATCGTCAGCGAGGCCCTGTGGCGCTCCTGCGCCGACGTGAGCTCGAAGTGCCTCGACCCCGTCTGCTTCGCCATCGACGTCGCCCCTGACCGCTCCATGGCCGCCGTGTCGGCTGCTGGGCGGCGTGAGGACGGCGCGCTGCACGTCGAGGTGATCCGCCACGACGCCGACACCGACTGGGTCGTCGAGTTCGTGCACGGGCTGCTCAAGCGGCATCGGAAGTCGACCCTCTCGGTGGACACGGTCGGGGCGGCGGCGTCGCTGATCCCCGAGCTCGAGCGGCGCAAGATCCCGATCCGTTTCCTCGGCACGCCCGACGCCGCCCGGTCGGCGGGGTTCCTGGTCGACGCGGTGAAGGCCGGCCGCCTGCGGCATCTGGATCAGCCTGAGCTCAACGTGGCGCTCGGGTCGGCGGACAAGCGGCGGATCGGTGACAAGTGGGCATGGGCCCGGGGTGACACGGACATCACCCCGCTCGTGTCGGCAACGTTGGCGCTGTGGTCGTTGGAGACGACCCCGGAGCCCAGGAAGTTCCGTATGGGACTGGCGGTGTGAGGAACATGGCTATGAAGGACGTTGAGTTGGCGGCACCCGGCAAGCTCCTGCTGATCGCTCTGATCGTGATCGGATGCTTCGGCTACATCATCGCCGCCCAGTTCACGAACAACGGGAACGACACGGCGATCGCGTGGACCACGCTCGGGTCGGCGCTCGGCTACCTGCTGGGCAACGGGGTCGGCGCGCGCCGGGGTCAGGAGACGGTCGCCCCGTTCGCCCCGGCGGCCCCCAAGGACGACACCCCGTGATCGCCGCCGGCTTGCAGCTCCTCGGGATGGCGTGCGTGATCCTCGGACTCGCCCTCATCGGCTGGTGGCTCGGCGGCGTCCTGCTCGCCGCCGGCGCAGGAGCGGCGGTCGGCGGGGTGCTGTTGATGCTGGTCGGGTTCGCGCTCGAAGGGGATGACTGATGCCGAAGTTTCGCAAGAAGCCTGTCGTAATTGAGGCACGACGCGTGCCGCTTTGGGCGGATCATGGGGACGCTGCCACCTTCGTCGATGAGGTCGTGGCCCTTGCCGACTGGTGTGGGGGGCGGTCGCACATGATGGACCCGCCCCCCGACATCCCAGAGGGGATCTACATACCAACGCTTGAAGGTGAGATGCGGGCCGATCCCGGCGACTGGATCATCAAGGGCGTGCAGGGCGAGTTCTACCCATGCAAGCCAGACATCTTCGACGCCACGTACGAGGCGGCCGACTGATGCTCAAGGCGTTGCGACGGACCAAGGCCCCTGACATCGAACGCGCCGCCGGCGAGCTGCCCATGTTCTGGCCGCAGTTCGCTATCACCAACCACGTGGCCGGCGGCCGCAACCCCCTCGCCATCCCCGCCTACTACCGAGGGATGATGCACCGGGCCACGGTCATCTCCACCCTGTCCCTACACGCCGAGGTCGATGGGTCCAAGATCGACGTACCGATCCAGCTCCTCGACCAGCCCGACCCCGCCGAGGACCGGCAGACGACCCTTTCCCGGATGGTCATCTCGGACACCCTCCATGGCGAGATCGTCGCGGTCCTCGGAGCGTTCGATTCCGACGGTTATCCACAGGCGCTCAAGGTCGTGGACCCCAGCAAGTGTGAGCTGAACGACGACGGCACGTGGAAGATCGGCGACCGCAAGTTCAGCGCCGGCGAGGTGCTGCACATCATCCCAACCGCCCTACCAGGGGAAACGCGAGGGGTGAGCGCCATCGAGTTGTTCCGGCGGAACATCACCGCCGAGATCGCCGCCATCGAGTTCCAACAGAACTTCTACCTCGGCGGCGGTCAGCCCACCACCGTCCTGTCGATGAGCGACCCCGACGTCACCCCCGAGGACCTACAGGGTTTGCTCGAGCGGTACCGCCAGAAGGTCGCTGGCGGCAACCGTGAGCCGATCGTCCTGCCCGACACGATCACCGTGCAGACCATCGGCCTGTCGAATAGCGACTCGCAGTTCCTCGCATCCCGAGAGTTCGCCATCACCGACATCGCCAACATGGTCGGGGTGCCCCCCTACCTCATCGGCGCGCCGGGGGCCACGAACGTCTACAGCAACGACTTCGAGCAGCGGCGGGCGTTCCTCGACATCTACCTCCGGGGCATCATGTACGCCATCGAGCGCGGCCTGAGCAGGCTGTTGCCCGACGGGCTCAAGGTCAAGTTCGACACTAAGAGCTTCCTGCGCATGGACCCCCGGGCCACGGTCGACATGCTGAACATCCAGCAGCAGTGGATGACCGAGGACGAGGTGCGCGCCGTGCTCGGCATGGCCCCCCTCGGCCGGGTCCGGGACGGGACCATGTCGCCCCGTGAGCTCGCCGAGGCCCTGCAGAAGATCTATCTCTCCGTCGGGACGGTGATCTCCTCGGACGAGGCGAGGGCGATCCTCAATCAGGCGGGCGCAGGTCTGGCGGTGCCAGGGCCGGACGATGCAGCGGTGAAGCTCGCCGCTCTACCAGGAGGTGGACAGGATGCCGCTGTGTGACGTGGAGGTCACCTTCCCCGACCTGATCCTCAGGGTCAGCGACGAGGAAGACGGCCGCACCATCGAGGGGGTGGTCCTGCCGTGGGACCGCCCGACCTACGTGTCGAAGCCGATGCCCGGCTACGAGGTGTACAAGCGCGGCGCGCTCGACCGCAGCCTCAACGAGTCGACTCGCCCGATCCCGCTCATGTTGCGCCACACCGAGGACCCCGCCGCCGTGCTCGTGTCCCACGAGAACAGGGATGATGGGCACTACGCCGTGTTCCGGGCGCTCGACACCAGCACCGGCCGCGACGCCCTCGAGCTCATCCGCTCGAACTTGTACACCGGCTTGAGCATCGGCGCGAGCTCGATCCCGGCGCGTACGACCATCCGGCGCGCAGCCGGCGGCAAGACGGTGATCGAACGGTCCGAGGTGAAGCTCGATCACATCGCCCTCGTCCGCACCCCGGCATTCGACGATGCCCGGGTGACGGTGCTGCGCTCCGAGGATCTGATGTTCGCCGATCCGGTGGCGGAGGCGAAGGCCCGTCAGCGCCGGCGGCTGCGGGAGCTCGCTTTGGTGCGTCCGTGACCGTGCGGCCCTACTACGAGGACGACCACGTCACGATCTACCACGGCGACACTCTCGACGTTCTGCCGCATCTGTCGGGCGTCGGGGCGGTGGTTACGGACCCGCCGTACAGTTCGGGCGGGGCGTTTCGAGGCGACCGCGCCATGGGTGTCGTCGCCAAGTACGTGAACAGCGACACGGCCGCATACCGCCGGACTTCGCGGGCGACAACAGGGACCAGCGCTCGTTTCTGGCCTGGTCGATGCTGTGGCTTAACGCCGCCCGCAACGCCTCCGTGCCCGGTTCCGTGCTTGCTTCGTTCATCGACTGGCGGCAGCTCCCCATCCTGTCCGACGCCATCCAAGCAGGGGGATGGACGTGGCGAGGCGTCGCTGTCTGGTCCAAGAAGTTTGGGCGCCCAACGCCCGGCCGGTTCTCGAACGCCGCCGAGTACGTGGTGTGGGGAAGCAACGGCCCAATGGCCGGGCGCGAGGCGTACCCGCCCGGCGTGTTCGAGTGTTCGCCGCCGGCCAACCGGGAGCACATCGCGCAGAAACCGATCGAGGTTATGCGGTGGGTCATGCAGATCGTCCCGGAAGGTTCGACCGTTGTGGACCCGTTCATGGGCTCCGGCACCACCCTGCGAGCGGCGAAGGACAGTGGGCTGAAAGCCATCGGGATCGAGGTCGACGAGCGCTACTGCGAGATCGCCGCCAAACGCATGGACCAGGAAGTGCTCGCGCTCTGAGTTGGTCGCACATCGACCGTCATTGATTCCTGTACACTGCCATCTGATCCTCGTCGCCCGCACCTCAGTGCGGAACCGCCTGGACCCCCCAGCCAACACCGTGGAGGAACCATGCGGAACCCGCGCATCGAGGCGCTCGAGCAGCGCCGTGACGCACTGAAGACCCAGCTCGACGACCTCGACAACGCCGTGATCGAGCGGTCCGCCGATCTCACCGACGAAGAGCGCGCCACCTACGAGGCCGCCGAAGCCGAGATCGCCCGCTGCAGCGAGCAGCTCGAGAAGCTCATCAAGCGCGAGCAGGACATCAACCGCAGCCGCGAGCTGTCCGCCAGCCTCGGCGACGCCACCAACGCCAACAGCGGCAAGCCCGGCATGCCCGGCGTGACCATCGAGCCCGACGGCCCGATCTACCGCGAGGGCGGCGAGCACGACTTCTTCCTCGACGTGTACCGGGCCAAGAGCGACAGCAAGGCCGCCTACCGGCTCGAGAAGCACAGCGAGATCGAGCGCGCCGCCTCAGCAACCACCGACCTGGTCGGCCTGGTCGTCCCGCAGTACCTGGTCGACAAGTACCAGCCGCTCGCCGTCAGCCGTCGTGCGTTCCTCAACACCCTGGTCGGCACCCCCTCCTACGGGCGGCTGAGCTCGGCGTCGGTCATCATCCCCAAGGAGACCGTCGCTCCCGGCATGGGTGCGCAGTCGGCTGAGAACCAGGCGTTCAGCACCGCTTCGTGGGCGTCGACCTCGGTCACCCTGTCGGCCGTCACGATCGGCGGGTACGGCGACTTGTCGGTGCAGGCCATCCAGCTCGGCCAGGTCCGCCCCGACCGGCTGTTCGCCGAGATGCTCGAGCGCTACTACCAGGACCAGGACCGTCAGGCCCTGTGGGGCAGCGGCTCCTCGGGCGAGGTCGAAGGCGTGTTCCTCGCCGACGGCACCCAGACCGTGAACGGCGGCTACACCGTCACCGGTTTCGCCGAGCACTACGGCGTGGTGCAGGAAGCGGCGTCGAAGATCGAGATCAACGACGAGCGCGACGCCCAGTACGTGCTGATGACCCCGGCCCGTTGGCGTTCACTGCTGTCCGCCTCGGACAGCGACGGCCGCCCGATCGCCGGCATGAACGGCACCTTCCCCAGCAACGTCGGCGCCTACGTAGACGGCGCCGGGCAGCGCTGGTTCGGCGGCCTGCGGGTGGTCGTGACCAACAAGGTGCAGAAGTCCGGCGAGGACGACACGGTGATGGCGGTCTATAACACGGACTTCGCCTACTTCGAGGACTCCCCGCCGCAGACCGTGACCGCCGACCAGGTCGTCGCCCACACCGGTTCGGTCCGCTACGTGACTTGGGGCTACATGATCTTCTCGCCGGAGATCCGGGTCAACAGCCTGTGCCTGATCCAGAACCTGGGCGAGCCGGCGTTCCCGGCGACCGCGGTTTCCTGATCCACCCCTGATCGCCGCACCCCGCCCTACCCCCCGCCTGGTGTGGGCGGGGTGCGGCACCCCGGAGCAGCGCCGTGGCCTACATCACCGCAGACGACATCCGCAACGAGCTCCAGTCCGGGGCGGTTGAGTCGTCCGCGTTCGACGCCATCTACACAGATTGTGCCGCGGCAGCGTCAACCGCAATCGACGACTACTGCCTCCGAACGTTCACCGTCCCCACTGAGGCGACGGCGCGCACCTACAGGCCGACTCGGGACCTGCTCGAGGTCGACGAGCTCGACGACATCGCCAACGCCACCGACCTCGCCGTCGCCATCGACGTCCAGGATTCAGGCAGCTACACCACGACTGCTGACTGGGTGCACGAGATCGACAACCGCAGCGGCATGGTTACCCGCATCCGTAGTACCGGCACTTTCCCGTCGTCGCTGCGCCGCCCTCGCACGATCCAAGTCACAGCTCGCTATGGATGGCCGGCAACCCCGGAGCCAGTCAAGCGGGCCGCGCTCATCTATGCGATCCGGCTGGTGAATCGCAGATCAACGCCAAATGGGCAGATGGGGTTCGGCGAGTTCGGCGGGGTGCGGTTGACCACACGTGATCCGGATGTCATCGCCCTCGTCTCCCGTTACCGCCGGCGAGAGCTGCTGCTGCGATGAGCGTCAACCTGGCCGACGTGCGAGCGGCGCTCGCCGAGACGCTCAGCGAGATCGACGGCACCATCACCGTCTACAAGGACGTCCCGCACACACCGGTGCATCTGCCCTGCCTGATCATCTACCCGCCGGACACGATCAACTACATGGCCGCCCGGGACACGGACATCGTGACCCTGACGGTCACGCTGATCGTCGGCCCGCAGGACCCCACGGCCGTCGACACGCTCGAGGCCATCGTGTCCGGCACCGGTGCCCTGTCGGTCAAAGCGGCGCTCTACGCCAACCGCACCTTGAACGGCACCGTGTCGAACCTGCGGCTGCTCGACATGACGAGCGGCACGTACTCGATCGCCACCAACCCCAACGACAACGCGATCGGCGCGGACTTCCGCGTCGAGATCACCGCCTAGGAGAAGCGATGGCGCGAGCCACCACCTACCTGATGGACCCGACCATCACGCTCGATTGGACCGATGCGACCAGCGCCACTGCGATCGACATCTCCGACCAGGTGTCGGCGGTCACGATCACCCAGGAGGCCACGGTCCTGCCCAAGACCACGTTCGGGAACACGTGGCACCGCAAGGGCCGGGGCCTCAAGACCGGCACAATCCAGATCGACTTCTACGTCGACTTCGACGCCGACGGCATGTTCGAGGTGTTCAAGGACTTCTGGGAGAACCACGAGTACGTGAACTTCTCGGTGTCCGAAGCAGGCGGCGCCGCCGTCACCGGCACGTTCGTGATGAGCCAGATGCCGAGCTTCGCCGGCGGCACCGACGAGTACAACGTCGCCTCCCTCACCTTCGACCTCGACGGCCCCGTCACCAACACGGCGCGGACCTGACCATGACGCAACTACGGGCCCGGTTCGACGTCATCGTCGTGATGGACGTCGACGGGCAGGCGGTCCAGTACGAGTTCAGCACCACCCTCCGGGATCAGCTCGAGCTCGGCAAACGGTTCCCGAAAGCAGCCGAAGACCCCGGCTCGGCCGGCGCCAAGCTCGTGTACTGCGCAGCGCAGCGGGCCGGGATTTCCGGTGAGGGCGAGGGGTTCGACGAGTTCGTCGACCGCTGCCTCGATCTGCAGATGGAGGAGCCCACCCCTCTCACCAAGGGCCGCGATGGCCGGGCAGTTGGCGGCCCTGACCCGATGGTCCCGGATAGCGCCTCGTGAGCTCCTCGGCCTCACCGAAGCCCAGTACCAGGCGGCGAGGTTCTTCGACGAGGACGGCCGCCTGTGGGACCTCTCCGACGAGGTGCTCGCACACCTGACCCGCATGGCGCTGGCGGAGCAGGAACAGCACGAACAACAGGCAGGACGCCAGGCAGCGCCACGGAAACGGCCGAAGTGGAAGGAGGCGGGGAATGCCCAACGTGTCGATCATCATGAAGGGCGAGCGGGACTTCGCTGAGGTCTTCGCCGAGCTTGGTGAAGCCGGCGAGCAGGCGATGCGCCGCTTCCACATCGAGGGTCCACACATCGTGGTCCGCCACACCCGTCCCCTCGTCCCCGTCAAGACGGGCGACCTGCGCGACAGCCTTCGAGCCGCCGGCGCGGAACGAGGCGGCGTGGCGATCGTCGGGGACAACAGGGCGTACTACGCCCGCTTCGTCCACAACGGCACCGCCCGCATCCGCCGCCAGCCGTTCATGCATCAGGGCGCCGGCCGCTCCGCTCCCGAGGTCCACGACCTTGGGTACAGGTTGCTCAGCGAGGCCATCGATGGATGACGTCGCCGTCCTGATCCCGTTCGCGTCGACCTGCAAGGAGCGGCAGGCGAACCTCGCCACCGTGCAGGACTGGTACTCACGGGTGCTGCCCGGGGTGCCTCAGATCGTCGCCGACGACGGCGGTTGCCGGGCCGGGTGGACCAAGGCCTACGCCGTCGAACGGGCCATGGCCCAGACCGACGCCCGGGTGCTGGTCGTCGCCGACTCGGACTGCCTGTGCGACGCTGTGCCCGAGGCGGTGGAGGCGGTGCGCAGCGGCGGCTTTCAGTGGGCGTTCCCGCACACTCAGATCCGCCGTCTCGACATCGACGCCACCGCCGAGGTCCGCGCCGGCGCGCAACCCACCGAGGACATGCCGCTCGAGTTCAAGCCGTATGCCGGGGTTGCCGGCGGCGGGATCTGCGTGGTCACCCGGGACGCCTGGGCCGAAGCTCCGATGGACCCCCGGTTCAAGGTCACCCACGGCGAGGACGTGGCTTGGGCACGGGCGATGGACTACCTGTGCGGGCGGCCGTGGCATCCGAAGCGCGGGGCGGCGCGACGCAACTCGCCGCTCTACCACCTGCACCACCCGCCGATCCTTGCCGTCGGCAGCAGGTATAAGGCCAACGAGAAGATCGCCCGCATGTACGACCATGCGACCTCGCTGACGATTCGCCAGGTTCTCGCCGACGGCCAGGCCCATCAGGACCCGCCGCCGGTGGAGCCGCTGCCGTCAACGGCGACGGTGGCGGTGATCGTGCCCGTCCTGCGCCGCCCCTGGCGCGCTGAACCGTTCATGGAGTCGTGGCGGGCCTCCAACCCAGCAGGGTCGGCGGTGTACGCCGTCACCGACGCCGAGGACCGAGCCACACGACAGGCGTGGTTCGACGCCGGCGCGATCGTGCTCACCTCCGACCGGGGCTCCACCTACGCACAGAAGGTCAACTACGGGTTGGAGGCCACCGTCGAGCCGTGGCTGCTGCTCGTCGGCGACGACGTGAAGTTCCACGAGGGCTGGCTCGAAGCGGCGCTCGAAGCCGGCCAACATGCCGACGTGGTGTCGACCAACGACATGGCGCGCACCGACCTCGACGAGCTCGCCGTGCACCCCATGTTCTCCCGCCGCTACCTGATCGACCGTGGGGCCAGCCTCGACGGCCCCGGGCTGATCTGCCACGAGGGCTACAAGCACTGGTACGTCGATAACGAGTGGTCGTTCCTAGCCCGTGAGCGGGGCGTGATGACCTACGCCGCCGGCGCCCGCATCGAGCACCTGCACCCCATCTTCCGCAAGGGCGAGACGGACGAGGTGTACGAGCTCGGCCAGTCCCACGCATACGAGGACAGCCGCCTGTGGATTCTCCGCAAGAACCTGTACGCCCGCCGCGTTGTGAGGTCACCCCATGCATGACTCAGTTCTTCGCTTCGTCCGCACCTCAACCCGTGAGCTCGGCCCCGGCATCGAGGTCCTCGACGTCGGCGCGTACGACGTCAACGGGTCGGCGCGCACCGTGTTCGACGGACTCGAACACACCTACCTCGGCGTCGACCTCAACGACGGCCCCGGGGTCGACATCGCCGGCGACGCCCACGAGCTCGACAAGCTGATCGACGGCCGTCAGTTCGACGTCGTGCTCTGCCTCGAGATGCTCGAACACGACTCGGCCCCGTGGGTCACCGCCGCCCAACTCGCCCGGGCCTGCCGCCCGGGTGGTGTGGTGTTGGTCACGGCCCGCGGTAACGGGTTTCCGCTGCACAACGAGCCCGACTGCTTCCGGTTCATGGAGGCCGGCTTGCGCGCCGTGCTCGAAGCCGGCGGGCTGCAGGTGCTCCGCATCCAACCCGACCCGCAGGTAAGCGGCTGGTTCGCCAACTGCACCGTCGGCGTCGAGCTCGAAACCCCGAGGCCGGCGCGCAAGCGTGGCGGCAAGAAGGTGGCCGATGGCGAGTAGGACCGCCACGATCAAGGCCGTCGTCCTCGGCGACGCCTCCGAGTTCAAGGAGGCGATGCAGGACGTCGAGGTCGCCGCCGGCAAGGCGGGCGACAAGGTCAAGCGCGACCTGAACGAGAGCTTCGACAACCTCGGCGAGGGCGCCGGCAACGCCGAGCAGAAGTTCATCGGGCTCGCCGACTCGATCACCGGCACGCAGGACGTCATGGAGGGCCTGCGCACCGGCAACGTGGCGCTGCTCGCCACCGGTTTTGCCGACCTCGCCGGCGCCGCCGAGGCCCTGTGGACGTCGGTCGGCAAGGCTGTGACGGGGCTGTGGAAGAAGGTGACGGCGACCGCTGCGGACACAGCGGCGACAACCACGAACACGACGGCGACGATCGGGCAGCGCATCGCCACCACCGCATCGACGATCGCCACCAAGGCCCAAGCGGCGGCGCAGTGGGCGCTCAATACCGCCCTGTCGGCGAATCCGATTGCTCTCGTGGTGATCGCCATCGCCGCGCTGGTGGCTGCGTTCGTGCTCGCCTACAAGAACGTCGACTGGTTCCGGGAGCTCGTCGACAAGCTAGCCGCCTGGTTCGTGGACACGTTCTGGCCAATCCTCAAGCAGGTCGGCGAGTGGATCGGCACGGCGTTCGTCGCCCTGTGGAACGCCGCCTCGGACGCCGTCGGCTGGCTGTGGGACCGCTTCACGGTGCTGTTCTCCGTGCTGCAGGACACCCTCTGGCCGATCCTGCAGACGATCGCCGGGTGGATCGGCGACTACTTCGTGTTCCAGTTCAAGGCCGCCGTGACCATCGTGTCCGGGCTGATCGACGTGTTCCAGTGGTTGTGGGACAAGGTGCAGCGGTACATCTTCCCCGTCCTCGAGATGCTCGCCACGTGGATCGGGACCTACTTCGTCACGCAGTGGAACATCGCCACCACCGCCGTCGGCTGGGTCATCGACAAGCTGCAGGCCCTGTGGGACAAGGCCAACGCCGTCAAGGACGGGATCTTCACCGCGTTTGACGCCGTCGTCGGGTTCGTCAGCGGCCTCGGTGAGCGGATCGCCAACGCCGCCTCGGGCATGTGGGACGGGATCAAGTCGAGCTTCCGGTCGGCGATCAACACGATCATCGGTTGGTGGAACAACCTGAGTTTCTCGGTGCCCGGCATCGACGTGCCGCTCGGTCCTGACGTCCCCGGGTTCACGGTCAACACCCCGAACATCCCCTACCTCGCCGCCGGCGGGCTCATCAAGGGCGGGCGGGGCGGCACGCTGGCGATGCTCGGCGAGGGCCGCCACGACGAGCTCGTCGTCCCGCTCAACCGAGCGGCCAACAACCGACTCGGCGGCAACGTGGTCAACATCTACGCCCAGCCCGGCACCAACAACCGTGAGCTCGGCCGGATCGTGCAGCGTGTCCTCAGCGAGTACGGCAGGGCCGGATGACCCCTGAGGTCAAGGTCGAAGTCGCGTTCGGGTTCGGGCCCTACGACCCCGAACCGCTGGCGATGGACTGGGACGACATCACCTCGGACGTGTTCGAGATCAGCATTGCCCGAGGCCGCGAGTCCGAGTTCGAGCGGTTCCCGGCGTCGACCGCCACGATCCTGCTGCGCAACGAGGACCGCACCTACGACCCGCTCAACACCTCGAGCCCGTACTACGGGCAGCTCCTGCCGAACGTCCCGATCCGCATCACCGCCACCGTCGACTCGACCGACTACCCGGTGTGGCGTGGGTACGTGGACGGCTGGCCGACCGTCTGGTCCGAAGCCGGGTTCGCCGCCGAGGTGCAGGTAGCGGCGACCGACGCGTTCAAGCTGCTGGCCGAGCGCAGGATGCCCGACACGCTGCGCACCTGGCTCGACGGCACGTTCACCCCCGGGCTGCCCGGGTTCTGGGCGCGCATGGACAACGCCATCGACAACGTCCTCGTGAACGACGGTACCGTCGGTCACGACGGCGTCGCCCTTGCCGCCTTGGACGCCGTCGACCCGCTCGTGCCCACCTCCACTGCCGCTTTGCGATTGCCGGCCCTGGTCTGCGCCGAGGCCGCCGAGTACACGTACGCCGCCTATTTCCCGATCAAGGATGTCGTGCTCGACGACGTCACCACTGGGGACACATGGACGATCTCGGCGGTTGTCCAGTTCAATGGCCGTGGTTTCCGTGGCATCTTCGAGACGGAGCACCAGGCCAACAACCCGTTGGTCGTGCTCAGCACGAACAACTACAGCGCCCGGGTCAATACGATCGGGTTCTACATCGACGGCGGACTCGCCAACATCACCGGCACCAGCGGCAAGGACGTGGGAGACGGGGCCGTCCATCACATCGTGTTGGTGCGCAGCGGCACCGGCGCCTACCTGTACATCGACGGGGTGCTCGACACGATCGGCAGCAACCCGTCGGCAACGGGTTGGGAAACCGGCTCCACGGGCCGGCACATCATCGGCCGTTCGCCGCTCGGGCCAACCACCCAGGGCCCCGAGATCGTGATCGACGAGATCATGGCGTGGCCTGGGACGGCGCTCAGCGGCACCCAGGTCGCCGAGCTCTACGACGCCCTGACCGTCGGATTCTCCGAGGAGGTCAGCACCGGCATCGCCGTCGACCGCGTCCTCGACGAGGTGTTCTGGTTGCCAGACTTGCGCTCGTCGTTGCTCGGCGAGGTCATCGTCAAGCTGCCCGCCAACCCCGCCGGCCGTGGCGTGCTCGAGCTGCTGCAGCTCATTGCCGACAGTGAGGGCGGCCGGTTCTACGTCGACAAGGAAGGCAAGCTCTACCACGAGCCCCGGTCGGCGGACATCTCCGAATCGCCGACGGTCGCCTACACGTTCACCGACAACAACCGGGACACCAACCCGACCGACGTCGGCCTCGCCGACGGCACGCTCAAGATCACGATCGACGACAAGCTCACCTTCGACGCCGCAGAGGTCACCCGGGAAGGCGGCCTCACCCAACGGGCGGCGCTGAACGACACGCCGCTACGGACGATCACCCGGACCGGGCTGCTGTTCCTCACCGACTCGCAAAGCCTCGGCCTGGCGTCGTGGTACCCGTTCCGATACGGCACCCCGCAAGCCCGCACCGAGTCGTGGACCGTCAACCCCGAGGTCTACCCCGACGACTGGGGCACGATCCTCGACCTCGAGATCGGCGACCGGGTGTCGATCGAGATCACCCCGGGCGGGGTGGGTTCGGCGATCGAACTCGAGCAGCACATCAGTTACATCGAACATCGCATCACCCCCGAAGAGTGGTTCATCACCTTCAACGGCACGCCGGTCGACCCGAACAGCTACTTCCTGTGGGACTCCATCGAGTTCGCGGACAACGACAACGGCTGGGCCGACACCGACGGTGACCCCATCGGCGGGGCGTGGGGATAGGAGCACGCCATGGCATACGCCGACCTCGACTCGATCCACGTTCCAGCAGCGGGCAACCGGGCGCCGGCGTCGTGGGGCCTGCAGGTCAACGCCAACTTCGACGCCATCTACACCGACGTCCTCGCCAAGCTCGCCACCTGGACGAGCTACACCCCGTCACTGCAGCAGGGCGGCAACGTCAGCAAGACCGTCACCTACGCCCGGTACATCAAGCTCGGGCGGCTGGTCATCGCAGAGATCTATTTGCAGGTCACGGGGTCGGGGTCGAGTTCGACGGCGATCGAGGTCGGCCTGCCGGTGACGGCGGCGCAGTCGATCGTGTCGACGGGGACGTTCCGCGTAAACGACGCCTCGGTGCCTACCAACCGGACGGGCATAGCTGTGCTCGCTAACACCGGCGAGGTGTCCGGCCTGATGGACAACGTCACCGACTACATGGGCGCCGCCGGGTTCACCGCCGCTCTCGCCTCGGGCGATTCGGTGATCGTGAACGTGACCTACGAGGCTGCTTCGTGATGCCTCGGGTTGGTCGTACAATGACGTTCGGTAGTCGAACAATGGCAGGGAGGTGAGCAGGTGCAAGGAGCGGCAACGGTCAACTTCGTGATCCGCAAGGGCCGCCGCTGGGCGCCACGGCTCACCTCGTGGACCAACGAAGCCGGAACCGCGATCGTCCCGTCGTCGTACTCGGACGCGGATCTCACCATCTACAACATCGACGGGACCACGCTGGTGGCCCTCTCGAGCGGCTCAGGGATCACGCTCGGCTCGACCACGATCGACTTCGAGCTCGCGTCCGCCGACACTGCAGACCTCGAGCTGGGGACATACCGGTACGACATGAGCCTTACTGGCGGCGACGGCGAACCGTTCCCGTTCTTGCGTGGGGTTGTCACGGTGGAACTGCCGTGAAGTGGGCGCGCTGGGATTCGGCACGGCACTCGTTGACGATCGTTGCGGACGGCGCGACGACGCGAGTGAGGGCTGATCTGTCGCCGTCATTCTCGGTGCAGTTCACGCCGCCCGTGGACGGCACGCCACCGGTTGCCGTGCCCAGGCTGTGGGCGTCGTCGAACAACCGGCAGTGGGCCTCTGGCAATGACAGGGAGTGGACCTGATGGCTACCTTCGAGCCGAAGTCGGCGTTGCCCGACAACGTCACCGACCGAGGCAAAGTCGAACGGATCAAGCTTTCCGGCCCGGGCAACTCCACCGAGGAAACCGAGTGGATCGACGTCGCCACGCAGGCCGAGCTCGACGCCCACGCTTCGGACAGCACAAGCGTCCACGGGATCACGGACACGTCGGCGCTGCTGACAACCTCGAGCGGTATCGACGCCCTCTCGGACGTGACGATCACCGCTGCCGCCTCGGGTGACATCCTGCGGCATAACGGCTCCGCCTGGGTTGACGCGGTTGGCACCACCCATTTCGAGGCGGCCGGCGCTGTCGCCGCCCACGAGGCCGACACCACCTCCGTGCACGGCATCGCGGACACGTCGGCGCTGTTGGACACGTCGGACATCGGTGTGTCCGTGCAGGCGTACTCGGCGGTGCTCGACGCCACCACCGCCAGCTTCACCACAGCCGACGAAACCAAGCTCGACGGGATCGAAGCCGGCGCTACCGCTGACATGAGCGCCGCCGAGATCCTTGCGGCTTTGCTGACGGTCGACGGCGCCGGCTCAGGGCTCGACGCTGACCTGCTCGACGGGAACAGCTCCGCAGCGTTCGCCACGGCCGGCCACAACCACGACGCCACCTACCAGCCGCTCGACGCTGAGCTGACCGCGATCGCCGGACTGACCTCGGCCGCCGACAAGCTGCCCTACTTCACCGGCAGCGGCACGGCGTCCCTCGCTGATCTGTCGTCGTTCGCCAGGACGTTCATCGACGACGCCGACGCTGCTTCGGTGCGGGCCACGCTCAACGCTGTCGCCCGGATCAACGGCGGCGTCGAAACCGTGGCGACGAACAGCACCGCCACCGGTTCGGTCACCGTTGACTTGGCGAACGGGAATCTCCACGCCCTCACCCTCACCGGCAACATCACCACCCTCACGCTTACCGGGTCGACAGCAAGCCGGTTGTGTTCGCTGACGCTGCTAATCACCCAAGACGGCACCGGCGGCCGGTCGATCACCTGGCCCGCCTCGGTGAAATGGATGCCCGCAGGATCGGCGCCGACGTTCACCACCACCGCATCGACGGTCAGTGTCGTCGAGCTGTTCACGATCGACAACGGCACCACCTGGTATGCCGGGCTTGCCGGAACGGGGATCTCGTGAGCGTCGCCGCCCACCGCCTCCGCAGGCTCGACCAGGTAGACGCCGCTGGGTTTAGCCCGACGTCCATCTCGGGGCTGCAGTTGTGGCTCGACGCTGACGATGTGTCGACGTTCACGTTTGGGACTGGCACGGCCGTATCCCAATGGAACGACAAATCCGGGAACTCACGCCATGTGGTGCAGGCGACAGGAGCGCAGCAACCCGATCGGTCAGCTACATACGGGGCGCGCACGGCGGTGCGGTTCACCGCCAGCAACTCCAATGTGCTGCGCCCAGGGGCTTCCGCAACGGTTAACCAGCCGATCACGTTGTTTGCTGTGGCGGCCAGATCGTCAGGCTCCGGTTCCGCCAATGCTCGTATTATTGCATCGTTTTCCGGAACGGGATTTCAGCTTCTGATAGGCGAAGGCGCGTTGGGGTCGCTGTATGCAGGCACAGCGTTCGTGACGCAGGGCTCAGCGCCCTCCGCAGGAGTCCTGCACCAGATTTCCGCTATCGCTAACGGCGCTTCCAGTCAGGTGTGGGGGAACGGGACAGCTGGAACCGCAGGCAACGCCGGGTCCAACTCGCTTGCGTTGTCCACGGTCGGGGCATCCGGCAATAATACGAACTACCTGCAAGGCGACATCGCCGAGGTGATCGTTTACGATTCGGCGCTTGGCACAACGGACAGACAGGCCGTCGAAACCTATCTTAAATCAAAGTGGGGAACGCCCTGATGTGGCACAAGATTGAATCTGGGCAGATAACCGCAACGCGACTTGTGCTGCCCGAATCGGAGCGGCTCCCGGATGGTTCGTGGGTGACCGGGTTCCGTGGCGCAGACCCCGCTGTGATCGCTGCCGCCGGGTGGGTGCAGTCCGACGACCTCGGGCCCCGCCCCGACGACGTCCACGCCCAAACCGCAGTGTGGACCCTCAACGGTGACGGCACGGTGACCGGCGCGTGGGTGCAAGGCGACCTGCTACCGGCCCCTCCGAAGACGGCTGCGGAGATCGCCGCCGAGTACGCCACGATCGAAACGATCGCTGACATGGAGGCGTTTCGTCAGGCGCTCGAAGGGAGCGTGTGATGCCCAGGTCCAGCGACGACGAACGCGACAAGCTCAAGAAGGCCGCCCGCAAGTTCCGTCGCCTGCGTGGCGACCTGCGCACGTGGGTGGCGACCCCACCGGCGAACAACGCTCAGCGGGACCGGATGCTCGCTGATCTAGCGGCGGCGACGCTTGCGCTCGGCCAGCAGATCAATCTCCTGCGCGGCGACGTCGACCCGGCCGACCTCGAAGACCCCGGCGAGTAACGGGTCCGGGATGACAACGATCGGCGGACGGAACATGCGGCGCACACGTCGGAACATGGCAGGCACGGTATCGGCATGACCGGCTACTACCTCCTGTCGAACCCGAACCCGGCGTGCCCGGAGCGTGGCGACGGCCTCGCCACCCCGTGCATCGACGGCCCGGGCGTTCCTGACCGTAACGGCTACAAGAAGAAGCGGGTCGACGGCAAAAGGGTGCCGGCACATCGGTTCGCTTGGGAGAACTGCGAACGGCAGGCAGGTGCGTGAGGGGTTCGAGATTCACCACGTCTGCGGCAACCGCGGCTGCTGGAACCCTGACCACCTAGACGAGGTCACCCACCAGGACAACACCAGGTATGCCAAAGGTTGGACACTGGTGGATGGCGAGTGGTTCTGCAAGCGCGGGCACCACCAGACGCCGGACAACCTGTCTCCGCACAGCGGCGGCCGGGTCCGTTGCCGGCTCTGCTACAACGAACGAGCTAGGCGGTACCGGTAATGACCGTTTACACCCGTGAGCAGTGGGGTTCGACCGGTGAGCGTGGCGGCTATGACCTGCCGGTCGCTGTGTCCGAGGTGTACGTCCATCACTTCGGTTCCGGTATCCAGCCGGCGCGCAGTGTGGATGAGGCGATGGCGCGGATGCGGTCGGCGCAGGCGTACCACCGGTCGCTGGGCTGGGGCGACATCGGATACAGCTGGTGCGTTGACTACGCGGGGAACGTGTACGAGGGCCGGGGTTGGAACCGGACCGGCGCCCACACCTACGGGTACAACTCGAAGGGCTACGGGATCTGCGGGCTGTTCGATTCGACGGTGTTCCCACCATCAGACGAGCTCATGGAGGGCATGGCCGGGATCATCCGGGCGGGGATCATCACCGCCAAGATCGACTGGCGGCCGACGATCGTGGCCCACCGCGATCGGGTGCCAGACACGGCGTGCTGCGGTGACCCGATGTACCTGCGGCTCGACGACATCAGAGCGCTTGTCGCTGGCGGCGAGCTTGAACCAGCCACGGACGGCGGAGATAAAGAGGAGGCGGCGGTGCCGTTGTACATGATGAGTCTACGAGATGAGGGTGTGGTTGCTGTGTATGACGGCGGGTTCACCCGGCAGGTCGGCGGCGCTGAGTGGACGCACCTGACGAAGGCTGGGATTGTGACGATCCCGACGTCGGGCGCTGATGAGGACAAGATCCTGAGAGCGGGGTTGTGATGGCGATTGCCGATGGCGCGCTGCCGGAGAGGCTGACGACGGCGCAGGCGCAGAACTGCACCGACTGGTATCACCCGACGACGATCACCTCGTACGTGACCAACCCGGCTGAGGTGTGGTGCGTGCGCGTTGATGGTGAGGTGCGCTTGTTCCGGTCAGAGTTCATTGTGGGTAGCCGTCGCATGCCAACAGGCTGCCAACTATCTGAGCGGCCACGGACGGTGGTATCGTTGTGCACCCACGGGTCATCCGATGCCTGTTCGCTGTACGCCGTGCTCTGGTCGCACAGCGATCATTCGCTAGGGTTGCGTGATCTTGCTCGCCTCTCAGTGATGTTGCGCATCATCAAACCCCGCCGTGTTCCTGCTGGTCACAGCGTTGTTTGGGCGGTTCCTGCCAACTAGTTGCCAACTAAGGGGTTCGGCGCTACGGTGCGTGGTCGACAGTGTTGATCGCTCTACGCCCACAGGAGCACCCACAATGACCGAGAAGCCGCGCCGTCGGGTTGTCTGCGGCTGGTGCCCGATGCAGCTCCCGGACAATCACGACGACTGGCACCTGCACTTCCTGATCGAGCACGGCACGAACGGATACTCGGTTCGCATGTACCAGGCGCAGACCATCGAAGAAGAGCTCGCAACCATCACGCAAGACCGTCGGCCGTGACCCGCCGCCCTCAAGGCGCCGGCGGCCTGCGCGAACGCAACGGCCGCTGGCAGTCCTCAGCACGCGACCCCCGCGCCGGCAAGACGATCTACCGCACTTGGCCCGCCGGCACCACGAAGCGGGAAGCGGAACGTAATCACCGGGAATGGTATGCGGACATCAGCAAAAGACGACCCGCAGACCGCACGCTAACCGTCGCCGCCTACCTCGCTTCCTGGCTCGACGTGCGCGCCGGCGACATGAGCGGCGCCACCCACACCCGGCACACCGCCAACGCCAAGATCATCGGCCGTGAGCTCGGCGGCGTGCGTCTCGCCGAGCTCGAGCCGCTCACACTGCAGGGGCTGTTCGCTAAGCGGCTCGAACAGTATTCGCCCCGCTCTGTGCGCTCCATCGCCTCCACCGCCTCGCTGGCGTTCGGCGACGCCGTGCGCTGGGGGCGGCTACCAACCAACCCGATGGCCGCCGTCAGGCTCCCCAGGCCGCCCGTGCAGGCCGACCGTGTGACCCCGACGACGGAGCAGGTGCACGCCATCTGCTCGAGCGAACCGGACCCGTTGTGGCGCACTGCGTGGGAGGTGTTGGCCGGCACCGGCGCGCGCCCGGGTGAGGTGTTGGCGTTGCACTGGCGCGACATCGAATTCAACTTTGGGGGCCGAAAGTTGGAATCGGGTCGACAGATTCCAACTTCTGGACGGATCACGATCGCCCGCACCGTCACCCGAGCGCGCTCGAGCGGCGAGACGGTCGGGGACCGGACGAAGACCGGACGGACGCGGACGATCACGATCGACGCCCATCTCGCCGGCGTGTTGGCGGCGTGGCGGGCCGAGCTCGGGTCGTTCGAGCTGGCCCGGGTGCGCGCCGACGCCCCGCTGTTCCCGGCGCAACGCAACCCGGAGCGGCCTGCTCCGTATCACGTGCTGGCGGAGCGGTTCCGGGCGGCGGTGCGCAGGGTCGGCGCGGACGAGGCGGTCACCCCGCACGCTGTTCGGCACTGGTTCGTCAGCACGTGGATGGCGCAGGGTCTGCCTGCGCAGACGATCGCCGAGCATTGTGGGCACAGCATCGCCGAGGTGTTGCGCCGCTACGGGAAGCACGCCCCGGCGTCTGCGTTGGCGGAGGTGGCGACGAAGATGCCTCGCGCTGCAACAGTTCTGCACGGGGACCGTCATTGATTCGGAACAGCCATCGTGTCACGAGCTGTGATGTAAACGAGGCCGAACTATGTATGGTGCCCGCAGTTACGCCACGGCAAACACGGGGGGAACGGATGCCGCTCCAAGCACTTCGGGCGCTGGTCAGTGACGACTTGCGCGACGAGTTCGATCGGCTCGCCGCCCCCATTGAGCATGACCTGCGCATCGTTCGCACGCTGCTCGACGGCGCGCTCGACCTAGTCCTCAAGCTCTCGCCGGATCAGGTAGACGATCGCTTGCTTGAGCTCGCCGCTGAGCCGGCGGGAGCTGTAGATGGCGTCGACCTCGTCGACTTGCGCCGGGTCGATGCCGGCCCCGGCGAAGAGGCTGCCGATCGTGCAGCCCATAGCGCGCGCCACGTCCCGTAGTTCCTTCGCCGTCCACGACTGCGTTGGCCCCTTGCTGTTGAGCAGGCGGCCGGAGTTGTTGATGTTCCATTCGGCGCGTCGCGACAGTTCGCTGCGGTTCCAGCCGTGGCGTAGCTGTGCCTGCTTGAGCACCTCGGCGGTGAGCAGATCGTCGACCCCGGCGACCGGCGGACGACGCCTGGTGACCTGATCGTCCTCGCCTTCGCCCACGCGTTTGCGCCGTGGCGGCGGCGGCTTTCGGCTGTTGGTCGCGGGTTTTTTCTCGGTGGGCACGGCGTCATTCTGCCCATGCATGCAGTCGATATGCACACACCTCGTTGCGAGGTTTGCCAGATTTTGCTTGCGGTTGGTCGATGTGCAGCGCATACTGAGGCCAGGCGCCACAGCCGGTGAGCATCACAAACGTGAACGAAACACCCGCAGCGCAGCCCGGCACACAGCCCGTAACAGTGATTGAACAGGAGCCATCCGGTGCACACCTTCGAGGAAATCAAGAACGAGATCGCCAGCTACCGAGAGGCACTCGCCGTCCTCAACGAGGCCAAGCGGCGCACCTACGAGCAGGCTCGCGACCTGTACAAGGACGCCGCCCTGCAGATGGGCATCGACCTCGGTGACCCCACCGACGAGCAGCTCGACGCCCTCCACGACGCCATCGGATGGGGCGAGTTCGAGGACGAGTACGACGCCGTACTGTCCACCGAGCCCGTCGGCCAGTGAGCGAGGACGACGTCGCCGAGCGTCTGGCGAAGCTCGAAGAGGTGGCGGCCCGGCTCGAAGCGGTCGTGTTCCCTGACGACCCCACCCGATGGGTGCCGCTCAGCCGTGCGTCGCAGATCACCGGCATCCCGCACCGCACGCTCAACCTCTACGCCGCCACCGACCGGTGCCCGGCGCACAAGTTCCGTGGTCAGTGGTACGTCGACCCGACGTGGGTTGCGAGCCAGGCCGCACAACGACCGAAGGGAAACCAGTGAACGAGATCGAACGACTCACCGCAGCAAACGACCGACTCGAAGATGTGATCGCCGGCCTGAACCGGATCGTTTCCGACCAGCACGCCAAGATCGAGGAGCTTGAACGCAAGCTCAATTTGGCGGAAGACGCGCACATCACGCTCTCCCAAGCGTTCCGTTGATCCCGTGATCGTCGAGCTCGTCGCCCTCGCAACCCTCGCCCGGCAACCCATGCCCAGCCCCGTGGAGCCCCCAACGACCCACGCCGAACTGCCCCCCACGTTCGACGAGGCACTCGAGGAGGCACCCACAACGACGGCGCCGGCGGCCACGGAAACCCCCTCAGCCGTGGCCCCGGCGTCGTCTCCAACCCTCCCGCACACCGGCCCACACCTCACCTACCTGGCAGCAGCAGGCGCGTTCACAGCCGCCGGCGCGCTGACCGTCGGTGGGGTGGCATGCCGCAACCGAAAGGACATCCGATGATCGCCTTTCGGGTGCTCGGGGTCCCCGCCCCACAGGGCAGCAAGACCCGCATGCCGAACGGGGCCATGCTCGAAGGCGGCAGCCAAACCGGACGGGAGAAGCACCGAGCCTGGCGCACGGCCGTCGCTGAAACCGCCCACCACTACCGGCCACCAGAGCCCTACGACGGCCCGCTGCTCGTCCGGCTCGAGCTGCGGATGCCTCGCCCGAAGGCGCGCAAGGCGGCGCTCTACTGCGACCGGAAACCCGACGTCGACAAGATCGCCCGCACCTGCCTCGACGCCCTGACCGACGCAGGCGTCATCGTCGACGACAGCAGGGTCGTCGAGCTGGTGGTCGTGAAGATGTACGCCGACCCTGCGGATCCGTGGACCGGGGCGGACATCAAGGTCCTGCCGCTAGTGCAGGCAAGTTAGGAGGCCAACACGACGGACTGACCAACACGGACACCCCAACCAAAGCACGGCATGAGGCCCCCGGGACAACCCCGGGGGCCTTGCTCGTTCAGCGGCTACGCAGCGCTTGCACGGCCGCTCGGGACACTCCGAGCTCGCCGGCGATCCGGGCATCTGACCAGCCGTGCAGATCACGCAGCTCGAGGACCAACGCCCGCCGCTCAGCGGCCAGATCGGCGACAAGCTTCTGCGCTGATTCGAGCTCGTCATGGACGTCCTTCAAGCGGCCCATCAGGTCCTCCGCCGCCGCGTCCATCGAGCGAGCATAACAGCGCGCGCCATTCAACTCGCCCCCTTCGCCCGGTTGCACGGCCCACACAACACCTGCGCGTTGTCGACCGAGCAAGCACCACCCCGAGAGAACGGGATCACGTGGTCGATCTGCAGTTCCGACTCCGCCCCGCAGCGCACACACCGCCACCCGTCACGCTCCAAGATGAACCGCCGCTCGCCATCAGTCCACACTCTCCGACGGCGTCGGGAGAGGCCCACAGGGCGCTTCTGACGGCGCGACACCAGCACGACAGTCACCAGCGCCGCCACGGCGTACCAGCGGCCCTGCAGCGCCCACAAGGCAGCGGCGAAGGCCAGCGCCCCCGCCCACACTGCAGCGTCGCGCCTCACCGCAGCCCCGCCTTGAGCGACACATGCCAATCCTCGGTCGGCACGTCGTACTGGAGGCCGAACCGGTCGGCGTTCGCATGCGCCCAACGCTTCGTCGCATCATCCTGGTACGCCAGATCGGCAGCGAACCCGGACTCGTGGTCCGAGGTGCCAGGCTTCGCCGTCCACGGCGTGCATTCGGTCGAGTGCGAGTGCACGGGGTCAGGGCAGTTCTGGCGGCGCAATGCCATCTGCTCATCCCCTGACCGGAACCCAGAGACGACCGTGATCTCACCCGGAGCGGCAGCGATGAACTGCTCGAGCCGCTCACCGAACACGGGGTTCAGGCCGTCGACGCGCGCCAACCGGACGGGTTCCTCAGCCTCGCCGAACGCGGCGTCGTCCACCGCCTCCCACGCCCCGCCCACGCCGATCGCCTTGGCGCCGACACCGACACGCAGCCAGCCGACCACAAGACGATCCCACAACCGCTGCGGGGTGCGTTCCTTCCCGGTCTTCGCCCCGACCGTCACCGCTTTCGGGTCGGCCTGGGCGTACGTCTGGGCGTACTCGTCGACCAGCTCCACGTACCGGCGGGACTCGGCGTAGCGAGGCCAGTTCGCCCCACCGTTGTACGCCCCGATCGCGTTCGTGGCGTCCGTCTCGTAGCCGTTGGCGCACAGCAACCTGGCGGCGGCCGGGGCGGCGTCGTCGATGTCGTTGATGTCACCCGACCCGTACCGTTCCCATGTCGGCTCGATGAACTGCATCGGCCCGTACGCCTCAGCGTGCGACACCGCCATCACCGTCATCTTCCCGTCCTCGTTGAGGTGGGCGCCGCCGTGCGAGCCGTGCCCTGTCTCGACGGCGCCTACAGCGGCGAGGACGTACCACGGCAGGCCGCACGGCGCGCCGTCCGCCGCGGCGACGTAAGCCACCAGCGCCCGATCAGGAATCCCGTCAACACCGCCACCGCCAGGCACACCCACAAGGGCGGCCACCGTGGCCGCTCCGAGCTTGACCCGTAGTCCATCCATGGGTCACCAGCCAAGAACACGACGCAACCCCACGATCGCCTCGTCGAGTTGATCGGCGATGTCGCCGGCACGGGACAGCATCTCATCGCCCGACATCTCCCCTGCCGTGGCGGAGTCGATGAACCGGGCGAGATCGGCGCGCACGTCGTCAAACGCCGAAGCATCACGCAGAGCAACGGCAATCACCGGCGGCCTCCGATCGTCACGCACACGCCGTTGGTCACGGCGATGCACCAGTCAGGCGTCATGTCCGCCTTCGGCCGTGTCGTCGGCGTCGGCTGCGGACGAGTCGTTGTCGTAGTCGGCGGGATCGACGGCGACGGCGTCGGCTGCGTCGTCGGGGTGCGCGGCTGGCGAGGACTACGAGGCTTGTTCCGCCCCGAGATCGCATCCTCAACCCGCTTCGAAGTGCCCCGCTTCACTGCCCCTGCTGCGCCTGCGCCGGCAGCACCAACACCGACCCCGATGCCAGCGCCAACACCGACCGCAGCACCACCGGCAGCGACCTTGGCGCCGGTCACCGTGTCGCCGCTACAGGTGTTGAGCGCCAGCACCCCGACGACGGCGATGGCGACGGCTGTGGGCCATCCGCGATCCATCACTCACCACCCAGCGACGGCACGTCCGGCGGTCCAGTCGGCGGCTGCAACTGCCCCGCATTCGGGTCGAACATGCCCGTCGGGTTCACGCCCTGCCGCTGCAGCTCGTCCCTGCCGATCAGCACCACATCACCCGCGGCGCCCACCGCCTCGGACACCACCGGCGTGAACGCATCGCGCAGCTCGGCGGCGCCTCGAGCAGTCGCTCCGGGTGACTCGTGATCCGCCTGCATCACAACCGCAGTCACCGCAACGGCAACCCCGATCGCTCCCCACTTCCTTGCCATCAGTTGTCTCCTTCGATTCCCATGGACGGTTCGTAGAGGCGCTGCCAGCCACGCTCGGCGGACAGCACCGGGGTCAGATGAGCGGTACGCCGGGCGACCTCTGCGAAGTACGCCTCGTCCTCGAACGCGCACTTCGGATGAGCGAACGAACCGTTCGGCTTCCGCACGTACGCCTCGCCGGCGTTCTCGAAAGCGATCTCGTGCGCCTTGATCCGCTGCGTGCCGAGCACGGCGTCGGTTTGCTCGGGTTCCTCGGTGCGCAAGCACACCCGGACAGGGCAGTTCTCCGTCACAAGACGAGGGATCACCGTCGCCTTCGGAGACTGCGTCATGAACACGCCGCCGAGCTGCACCTTGCGGCCAACCTGAGCGATGTCGATCAGGCGGTTCGCCGCCTGCTTCGGGCCGCCCAACGTGAGCATCGCCAGCTCGTCGAAGATCGCCACAAGACGCGGCAACTCCGGCGACACAGGCAGTCGACGCACCCTCAACTTGCGGCCCTGCTGTAGCCGCCACTCGAGCTCCTTCTCGATCTGCTCGAGCAACCAGGCGGCCCCCTTGCGGCCGAGCGCGATGCACGACAGACGAGGACCCCAGATGTGCTCGTAGTCCATCCATGCAGGGTCGGACACGACGATCGCCGTGTTCTCCATCGGCGCCAACTGAGCGATCAGCGAGTGCGCAAGGTTCGACTTCCCGGCCTGCGACGAACCACCCACAAGCCAGTGCGCGCCGCCGTCGCCGGGGATAGGGAGCTCGACCACTTCGCCGGCGGCGTAGTCCTTGCCGATGCGGATCACAGCAGGTCCCCGAGGCGCACGGTCTGTTCGTACGGGTTGGTCGTGGTGCACCGCAACCGCACCCGGCCCTTGGCGCCGGCGCCGACAACATCGACGTTGCGCATCACCCGACCGGACTGCCGCAGGATCGACTCAGCGATCGAGTCACGCAGCCGCTCCACGAGATCGCCGTGCGGCATGCCGGCGGGCCCTACAACGGTCGCCTCGAAGTCGCCGCTGCCGAGCTCGCGGACGTCCAACACCTTCGCCTGCTCGCCGACGCTGGCGGTCACTGCGTCGACCACAACCTCGCGGCTGCGACGTTCAGCGATCGCCACTCGAGCGGCGACGTGGATCGGGAGATGCCCGTAGTTCTGGGCGAGCCACACTGCTGCCCACATTGACGCTCCGAACGGCACTGCCACGCCGATCTTCCAGCGTGTCTCCGGGCGCAACAGCGACACCACCCAGAACAACCCGAGCACGATCCCGGACAGCCACAGGATCATGCCGCGGAGGTCCTTGCGGTTCTTGTAGAGGTGCAGCAGCACGACCGGGATGCCGAGCATCCACCACGCCAAACCCTTGCCTTTCGCCCACCGCGCCGACCACACCCACCCGGCCATCAGGAACAGGTGCGGGGCGGCGACAAACATGCGCGCCAGGGCGGCGGCGAGGTCGAGCAAGCCGGGCACGGTCAGGCTCCGGGAACGGTCGGTGCGGGCGCCGGATCGGTGAACGTTTCGGCCGGAGCCGGCGTGGTCGGCACCGGCATGCAAGCCTGCGCGCCGACCGCCATCACCGGGTATGCACCGGCCGCTGGTTCGTTGAGGAACGCTACCGACGCGTCGTCGTTCTGGGCGATGTAGAGCGCGCAGAGATCAAGCTGCGACAGCAGCTCGGCAACTGCCGCGCTGCTGCGGTTCGGGACCAGCGCGCCGTTGGAATCCAGGCCGATCATCCACCGCGCTTGCGTCGACAAGTCGATCAGTTCGAGCGGGTTCTCGATGCCTTGCACGGTGACCGGCGCCGGCGCTTGTTCGACCCGTGCAGCCTCGCCGCTGTTGGCCTCGGCGATGCTGAGCATCGTGCCGAGAATCGACTTGAGCGCGAGGAACCCGAGGCCCACGCAGACGACTCCGCCGATGGCGATGTAGTGGGTCTTGTGGACTCGCTTGAAGCGATCGGACCAGACCTGCCGGTTCAGCTCCTTGCGCCGGCGGGCCGCTTCCTTGGCCTCCTGAGCGGCGAGCTTGGCGGCAGTGCGGGGATCTGAGACGTTGCCGGCGTGCGGCGGGGGAGGGGCGAAGCCCCGACCGGGCTGGTCGGCCTCGGCGGCTCCGCCCTCGTTCCTCAGGCTCCCGCCGCCGAGGTTACCGGCCGTGTCAAGCATCGTGGTTGACCTGGAGTTTTGCGAGTTCACGCCTGCGCCTCCTCGTTGGCGTTCGTCGCCACCGACGACGTGGTGCGAGCCCGTCCGCTGGTCGTGGTGGCCGGCGCCGTGCGTGCCCGAGCAGCGCTGGGAACGAGGTCCCGGCGGAGTTGTTCGACGGCCCTGGCGGCGAGTGCAGCCGTGGTCTCGCGGGTGATGATGGCGAGTGCGTCGAGGTCTTCGACGGTGGCGTCGTCGAGCTCGATTCGCTTGCCGTTGTTGGTGCTGTACGTGGGCATGTACTGCCTCCTTCGTCGTGGGGTGCAACCCAGGGTAGCAGCAATGTGCAAGGGGGGGTAGCACACGTTGGGGAAGCGTTGTCGCCGTAGCCCATTCGGCTGATTTCTTCCGGTGGTAGTTGCAATTGCCACCGGGGGGTGTACATTGCAGGTTGTTGGTCGCACATCGACCGCAGCCCCCGCCGGAAACGGCGAGGTCCCGGGCCGTTCGCAGCAGCCCGGGACCTCTGTTCACCCCACTCGGAATGAGGTTCAGCCATGCACGATAGCCCGAAGTTCGCGGTCGGCGACAGGGTCAAGGTCGTCTCGCTCATCACCCAGGGGCTCGACCCCGATCTCGGACTCGACCGGTACACCGACAAGGTCGGGAAGGTCGGAACCGTCCACGACATCACGTCGATGCTCGGCACGGACATCACCATCTACCGCCTCCGCTTCGACCACCCCCGAGGCAGCGTCCTGGTCGATCCGTTCTACGCCGACGAGCTCGAGGCGGTGCAGTGATGAACCCGAACGACGCCGAACGCATCCACCAGCACCGCACCCAGCTCGCCAACCTCGCCGAAGCCCACGGGTTCATCGCCAAGAAGCCGCACGCCGACATGGGCTGGATCTGGCTCGAGCTCTACCACCCCGACCGCTACCTCCGCATCGCGGTCGAGTGGGCCGACGACTTGCCCACCGGATGCCAGCTCCACGCCACACGCCGGGGCGACAACCTCGGCGCCGTGAACGTGCGCAGCGCCCGGACCCTCGAGCTGGCGATCATCGAGCCGGCGTGGTTCGACGCCGCCTACAACCTGCGCGACGCCGAGGTGGCGTGATGAGCGTCGCCCTGGTCCTCGCCATCGCCGTCAACGCCATCCTCGTCGGGCTCTACGTCTGGTGGGCGGTTGAGCGGCGTCGCGTCCGCAAGATCCGAGCGGAGATCGAGGCGCTCGTCGATGCACGGTGGAGGAAGTGATGCGCTGGGACGCTCCCGAGTGCAACCGGGGCCGCTACATGCTGGACCCCGAGCACGGACGCAACTGCCCGGCGTGCAAGGCGGCGTGCGCCCGCTACAACGCCGAGTGGAAGGAACGCAACCGTTCCCGCCCGGTGCCCGAGCACCTGCACGGCCGGCCCACCACGAAGCAGAACTACGGCTGCCTGTGCGAGCCGTGCGGGATCGCTGACCGGGAGCGGCGCAAGGCGTCGCGTCAGGCGACCCGCAAGCGTCGCAAGGTCGCTGTCTCCCGGGCGCAGCGCGCCGCCTGACCTTCGCTGTCACACCCTCGCCTCATCATGTCCATCGCTGGTCGCACATCGACCGCACCCCAGCCCACAACGAAGGACGCACCAACCATGGCGATCGCGCTCGACGACTTCGACACACCCCTCGCCGACAACAACGGCGTCCGCCGACGCACCCCCGGCGACTTCATGCGAGACGGCGGCGGCACACCGTGGGTCACCAACCCCGACGGCGCCGTCGTCAAGTCCGGGCCACGCAAGGGACTCCCGAAGCTCGAGAAGTACGGGCGGCCCTCCAGCCTCGGCAAGGACATCGAGAACACCTACAACCTCGACCGCTGGAACGAACGGCAGATCATCCTCGGCATCCACAACGCAACGGTCGCAAGCCAGGACCACGAGCTCGATCCGTATGACTTCCACGCCAGGATCGCCGTCGCCACGGAGGACGACAAGGACGAGCTCGACGCCCTGGTTGCCATCGCCAAGCGGTTCGCCAAGGCCAACCTCGCCGCCGAACGGGGCACCCACACCCACCTGCTCGCCGAGCTCGACGACACCGACCGCGACCCGATCGCCGCCATGGAGAACGGCGAAGCCCTCGGCATCCCCATCGAGGCGCAGCGTGCCATGCTCGAAGCCTGGCGGCTGCTCTGCCTGCAGCACAGCCTCGAGATCCTCGCCACAGAGGCCACGGTCGTCCACGACGGATGGCGGCAGGCCGGCACCCTCGATCGGATCGTCCGGCTCGGCGCCGATCTGCACTTCGCCAACGGGGAGACGATCCCCGCCGGGACGGTGCTGCTGTGCGACATCAAGACCGGCAAGCTCCGCACCTCCACCAACGGCGCCACCGTCGACTACTGGCACAGCTACGCCGTCCAGTGCTGCGTGTACCGGGACTCCCAGCCCTACCGCTGCGGAGTCGGCGACGGCGACGACGAGCGAGGTGAGTGGGGCTTCGAGATGGACCCGGTGTGGGCGGTCATCGCGCACATCCCCGTCGAAGAGGCGCTCAACGGGCAGGCCACGGCGCGCCTGGTGCTCGTCGACATCTGGGCGGCGCGCACGGTCGTCGAGGACGTCATCTTGCGTGCACGTGCGTGGCAGGCCCGCAAGGACCTGTTCGCCTTCACGATGGACCCGCCCGTGGTCGTCGAGGTGGCCGAGCCGAAGGTCGACCGCGGTGTGCGCCACGACTTTGGCGTCGTCGCCGAGGTCGTCGAGACGGTGACCCTGGCGCGCGCCGTCGTGTTCGACGAGGGCGGCGAGATGACTGACCAGCAGCACGCCACCGTGCGCGCCAAGGCCGACGAGCTTCCGCCGCAAGCCAAGGCGGTGCTCGGCGCGCTCACCAAGCAGGCACACGCCGCCGGCTACCCGTTCAGCATCGGGGCAGGGCGCACGATCCGCCGCTGGCACATCTATCGGGCGCTGCTGCGTCTCGCCGGCCACTTCGGCGACGACCTCACCGACGACTTCATCCGGGCGACCCTCGCCATGGTGCTGCCCGAGGCGGCACAACCCGCCGTCGAGCTCGGCCCGGCGATCGGGTCACTGACCATCGACGAGGCACAGCGCTTCGTGCAGGCGGCCATCGCCGTCATCGCCGCCAACCCGACCATCACCTTCGACGACGCCACCGGTGCACCGACCTGGCTCGGCGTCGACCACCAAGCCGCCTAACGAGCGGGACCCGCCCCAACAACCAGACAGGAAACCATCATGAGCTTCGACGATTTCGACCCGTTCGACGACGACCTCGGCTCGGGCACCATCAGCCGTCCCCGCTACCCGTACCTCACGCTCAAGGAGCAGGGCCAGCAGTGGGTCGGCATGGTCGTCGACTACAACGACAAGGCCCCCAAGTACGTCAAGGGTCCGCAGGGCCGCCGGCGCGCCACGTCCGAGTACAACGGCGTGGTCAAGGAGAAGACGCAGGACATCCTCACCGTCCTGTTGATGCCGGGCACCAACGCCCTGATGTTGATCGGCGAGGGCGACGACGCCGAGGTGGTCCCAGCCCAGGTCGGGACCGTCGTCAACTTCTTCATCAGCGGCCACAACCGCTTCACCGCCAAGGACGCACCCCGACCCCAGGGTGTGGGCTTGGCGTGGCGCAACGCCATCGACGCCAAGGGCAACTTCCGGCGGGGCAACGTGGTCAAGGCAACGTTCGACCTCAAGACGGACATCGGCGCCGGCGGCGTCCGGCTGACGATCCCGAAGCACATCCTCAGCTTCCAGATCCGCGACGCCAAGCCAGAAGAAGCCGCTCTCACCGCTCAGTGCCGCGAGGAGTACGCCAAGGCCCGTGGCACGGCGCGCGAGACGGTCCCCGCCTACGTCCGCACCGGCGCGCCGGTGCCCGAGTCCGATGCTTTCTGAGCGTTGAGCCAGGCCGCCACGGCACACGTCGGGGCGGCCCCCTGAACGGTCAGAACGCAAGCCACGGACGGCGGGAACCAACCAGCGGGAGCGGGAATGCCCACACCAACCCAACAACGGCGCGCACGAGACGCCGAACGCCGAGCCCAACGCCTCGCCCGGATGCCCGCCGACAAGCACGGCACCCCCTCTGGATACCGCTACTGGGGATGCCGGCAGGCGTGCTGCGAGGTGCCCGAGGTGCGGCGTCGCGGCAGGTACCCCAAGCGATGACCGCAGCCGCTCGCGAGCCCACCACAGGCCCCTACGTCGCCTCCCTGACGAGCTACACGAAGGCCGGATGGCGTGGGGTGCTCCCGATCCCCGCCGGCGCCAAATGGCCCCCACCAGACGGGCACACAGGCCACCAAGGCGACGACCCCGACGGCCCCACCCTCGTCGCCTGGCGCAACCAGCCACGCCACCAACACGCCAACGTCGCCCTACGCCTCCCCAACGGGGTCGTCGGCATCGACGTCGACGACTACGGCTCCAAGAAGGGCGCCGCCGAGCTCGAGCAGCTCGAGCGGCTCTACGGGCCGCTCCCGGACACGTGGACGTCCACCAGCCGAGGCCCCGGGCCGTCACGCATCGCCTTCTACCGATGCACAGACGAGCTCGTCCTGCCCGGCAAGCTCGCCCCCGCCATCGAAGCCATCCAACGGCACCACCGCTACGCCGTCGTCTGGCCGTCCGTCGTCGAGGGGCGGCTGTATCGCTGGTACGCACCCGACGGCACCCCCATGGACAGGCCCCCGAAGCTCGACGAGCTCGCCTGGCTGCCCGAACCATGGCAGCGCATCCAGAAACCGGCACGGCCCACCCCCGACGCCCACTACACCCCGCGCGCCGTCGAAGGCGACTGGTCGAAAGCCGTGACCCGCTACCACGGAGAAGGCGTCCAAGGGCTCGCCCTGCCCGGCGGGCGGCACGACTCCATGCTCCCCGTCGTGATGACCCTCGTTCGGCTCGACCACGACGGCCACCCCGGTGCCGCGGAGGCCCTCGACGACCTTCGTAGCCGCTTCGTAGCGGCCGTCAGCGACCGCTCAGGCCCCGTGGAGGCGCTCAAGGAGTGGGACCGCATGGAGGCAGGCGCCGAAGCCCAGGTGGCCGTCACGCCGTCTCTGCGGGGGTCCTACGAGGACCTGCGCGCCGACTACCGAGAACGCACGATCACCGACCCGCCTGAAACACCCCTCGCGCAGCCGCTCAGCAACGACGAGCAGCCCGAGGATGACGGCGAAGAGCTCGACGAGTACGACCCTGACGAATGGGAGCTCGTCGAGCTCGCTGAGCACGTCGCCGGCACGTTCCAACGCCCACAACCAACGTTCCTCAGGAGACGGACATGAAGGTCACATGGAAAGCATGCTGGGTCGACAAGCACGAAATCGAGCTGGTTGCCCTCGGCGCCACCCCGGAGGAACGCAGCACGGACGTTCGCCGCCAGCTACGCGAGCTCGGCATCGAGGACGATCAACTGACGGCGCTCTACGAATACAGCACCGACCGTCGATGACCGACGCCCTCATCTACCCGGGCCGCCTCAACGCCCTCAACGGCGAACCAGGAGGCGGCAAGACCTGGGTGGCGCTACACACCTGCGCCGAAGCCATCCAGAACGGCTACCACGCCCTCTACATCGACCTCGAGGACCACCCCGGCAGCATCGTCGGCCGGCTGAAAGCCCTTGGCTGCGGCGGCGACGAGATCCTCGAGCGGTTCCACTACATCCAGCCGGGCAAGGCCATGTCGATCAAGGCTATGGCCTACGTCGAGCACAAGATCCGCACCCTCGGCGTCGCGCTCGTCGTCATCGACTCCATCGGCGAGCTCGCATCCCTGCAGGGCACCAAGGACAATGACGACGAGATGGCCCGGCTGTACAGGCTCATCCCCAGAGCCCTCGCCAAACTCGGCCCCGCCGTCCTGCTGCTTGACCACGTCCCCAAGAACAAGGACACCGCCGCCCCGCTGTTCGGCATCGGCTCCCAACGCAAGAAGGCGGCCATCGACGGAGCCGCCTACATGGTCGAGACGGTCAAGGCGTTCGCTGCTGACACCCCCGGCAAGATCGTCCTACGCACCGCGAAGGACCGCAACGGCAACTTTGTGGTCGGCCACGTCGCCGCTGAGATCGGCCTGACCCCCCAATCCGGGGGCGACAGGCTCATCCTCGACGTCCACGCCCCCGAGATGGCCGGCACAGGGGTCATCAGGCAGACCACGAACATGGGCAAGGTCAGCCGCTTCCTTGAGCGGCTCGGTGGCCCATCCAGCCGCCGAGGAATCATCCAGGGGGCGGGTATCCACCAACGCAACATCGGGATCGTGCTCGATCAGATGCTCGATGAGGGGTGGATCGAGGTCGTTCGCGGGGGTGCCGGCAAGCCCGATTCATACACCCTTCGCCGCCCCTTTGACGAGTTATCCACATCCTCCAACGGGGTCGCTGAGGACGAGTTCTAGGGGTAGTGGGTCCACCGGGTCCACACCGGGTCCAACCGGGTCCATGGACCCGGTGAAAACAGACCGGGTCCACCGGGTCCACCGGGTCCATAGAAGGACCCGGTGGGCTGGACTCGGTCAATCAAGGCTTCAGAGCGCTCATCGCAGAGTGACCGGGTCCAGTCGAAGTACGATCACAATTCATGCGCGAAGCACTCATCGCCGGCATCCTCACGATGGCGATCGGCGGCCCAGCAGCGTTCTGGGCGATCGTGCGAGTCGGCACACGCAAGCCCACCCCCGCAGCAGCACGGACCAACCACCCCTCGGCAGAGCGGCGGGGCGAGCGGCCATGACTGTCACCGAAACCGACCGTGGGTACGTGTGGACGTGTCCCGTGTGCCATGCCCACATCAACGCCGAGGTGTTCGGCACGCGGGACAGCACCAAGGCTCTAGTGCAGCAGCTCGCCGCATCCCACTCAACGGCTGGGTGCAAGCCACCGCCAACCGTGGTGCGATCCGAGCTCGGCGCCGGCCCATGCCAGGCCGATGGTTGCAAGCGGCTGGACACCGACATCCGCGCCGTCACCATCGACGGCACGCACGCCGTCATGGCACGCGTGGCTCTCTGCCCCTCACACGGCCGTGCACGGCCCCTGTGGGCCGTCTGGGCGAACCCTGCAGGGCAGTACCCCACCGATGGCCCAGAAGCGGCGTAGCGACCTCTACGGGCGCCCCTACAGGGAACGCCGCATCGAGGTAATCGCCGCAAGCGGCGGGGTGTGCCTGCTGTGCGGGGAGCCGATGCGCCTCGACCTGCCGGGCACACACCCCGACGGGCCGACCCTCGAGCACATCATCCCCGTCAGCCGAGGCGGTCATCCCACCGACCGGAGGAACCAGGCAGCCAGCCACCTACGCTGCAACCGTGCTCGCGGCGACATGCTCCTGTCTGAGATGCCACGTCAGAGCCGGCGGTCCCGGAGCTGGTGAATGAGCTGGACGATGCTGCTGATCGAGCTCGCCGCGAGCTGGCTGCGCTGCATCGGCCGGGGCGGAACGTGGTCGCTGCTCGGCTGCGTCGGCCACGCCAAGATCCTGCCGTGAGGTGCCCCCATGCGCGTCATTGACATCACCGTGAAGCCTGGTACTGGCCCGTTCGGGCACGACGCCGATGGCTACTCGATCCTGTTCCACGACGACGACAAGGCCCGTGCGTTCATGGACGGCTTCCCCTTCCATGACTCGCAGTTGACGGCCACGATGACCGACCCGATCAACCCTGACCCCGAGGACGTGTGCGACTGCCTGCATGGCTACCGGTTTCATGCCGACGGTTGGGCGTGCGAGATCGACGGGTGCGACTGCGCCATGTTCGAGGACGACGGGGACTGACCCATACCATGCGGTACGTAGGCGCTGCAAACATGCTGGTCAGAGCGTTGCGACACCGCCATACCGCACGGTACGCCGATCAGAAACGCACGAGCACCATACCGCACGGTACGCACGATGACGACCGGGGCGGGGTCCNNTCTCTTATACACA